GTCTTCAATCAAGAAAGAAGATTCTTTCCAAGTTGAAACTGCAAGAGTAACTGTTGTTTGAATTGGGTTGTTAAGTGTAACTGTTGAACCATTTGCCTTAGCATTTGTTGAAAGTGCTACGATGTTTGGTGTATATACAGTTGAACCTCCGTCTGCTAGTTCATCACTTCTGTCAATGAAGAATGCTGCAAGACTTAGGTTATATCGGAAGTAGTCGTTGATTTTTTGTCCAAATACCAATGGAATATCCACTGTTAATGAACCACCAACTCCTGCTCCCATGTGGTCTGTTCCTAAAGCCATATGAGTAAATTATTTTTAATGTGATTAAAGACCTTGTCTTTCTCTCCACAATTGTTTATGTTCTTCATCAGTCAGACCAGCAGTTTCAAATCCTTTGGATTTCTTTACTGTGCCTGAACCTTTTGAAGCTCCTAGCTTAGCTTTGTTTTGCAACTTGTCTTGTTCTAGTTTCTCTTTATAAGCGATAAAGTACGGGTCTGATTGAGCGTCTATCACGGATGTTCCGTTCACTCTCGCAATCTTTGTTAGTTGCGTTAGCAGTTCTTCCGATACTCCTTGTGCTTTTAAGATTTTCTTTTCAATTGCTTCGTCAGATAAGGTGTCTGCCTTTTCTTCTGGTTTGCTTTGCTTAACTTGTCTTTTATGTTTAACAAGTAATTGCTCCGCCTTCTTTGCCCTTGCTTCCCAATCAATTTGTTCCACTTCGGGTTCGTCATCCTCTAAAGAAATGTCTAATTCTTCTTCGGCTTCCTCGTTGATTTCTTCTTCAAGTTCAACTTCTTGGTCTACGATTTCTTGTGACATATATCGCTAAAATGTTAAATGGATACGAAGCCTCCACTGGCATTTATAATGTGTTTGTTCTACCGAACTACACTAAACGGCTAACCATTTAATAATACACTTGTAAATGGTCGGTTTACCTAGCTTTATTAATTCTTGCTCTAGGTTTTCTTGTAATCTTCTCTGCAAATTCTTCTATGTTATGTTTGAAAATACCTTGATACTGCATTAATAATCTTTCTCTCTCCTGTTCTGGAGTTCTATCTTGCTTGATTAGTTGGTTTAGTTTCCTCTTGTGGTATTGCATAGTCTATATCTAGTTGCTCAAATGCTTTCTTAACTTCTACAACTGCATTAGCAAGTGATTTAACATCTCCACCATTATAAGCAGTATCAAGTATTCTTTCTTCAAAGTAAGCAATAATAAACTCTAGTAAGTCTTTCTTTGTTGCTCTATCTCCATTAAATTTTCTTATATTGTCCATTATGGTATTAGTTTAGCTGCGTCTTGTTTTGATAATAATTCTTGTGTTGCAAGATTTCTTCCTGCCTTTGTATTTATAGCGTCTTGATGGGACAGATTAGAAGTTCCAGCATATACATTAGCCGCTTGGGTTGTGCTTATATTTCTATCTGCTGTTGCAGATAAGTCTAAAAGACAATCTCTTATAGATAAGTTGGTTGTGCTATTAAGTCTATTTAGTTCATCTTGGTATGACATATTATTGTATTGGTTGTCCCACTGCTGATAAATCTGGTTGAGCTCCTCCTTGTTGTGGGATTACTTGTGGTGCTCCAGTTCCTTTGCTTCCAGCTTTTAGTTGATTAAATGATATTGGAACTCCTGCCATTTCTACTATTGTTCCAAATATCTTTGATAGTGCTGGATCTTCAAGAGCTGCATAAGTTCCTGTGTTTGGATTAAATGTAGATACAATAGTTCTCATAATTCCATCAAGTGATTGAAGCATAGCAGACTTATTCTTTAGTTCTCCGGTAATGTTAGCAGATAAGTGTCCTTCTACTTTTAAGAAACCTTCTGGTATTTTCAACTCTCGTTTAGTTCCGTCAGGTTTTGACATTAATGAGAACTCTTTTGCTGCCTGATATTCTTCTAATGTTGGAACTCTACCTGCCCTAATAGCTTCTATGATTGCTTTTCTACCATTGAACTCTGCAATAGCATTATCAATAGTTTCTAACTCCTCATCATCAAACTCTGATACAAGATAATGTTCTTTCATTATTCTTTTCTTTAACTCTGGCATTATCCATTCATTCAATATCTCATTTAGCCATATTCCCCACACCTCTCTCTGATATTCAAATGGTGAGTTAGCTACTTGGTTAAGTAATGCTGTTTGAGAGTAAGGAGTTCCTGCTGTTGGTGCTTCTCCAGTGTTGGCATTAAATGTTGAAGATGCTCTATCGTATTGTTGATTCCATAGTTCAATAATGTTATGAAACTCTGGCATAGCAGTAGCAGATAAGTTAAGGGATGTAAGACTTCTTCCCTGTTCTAATTGGAAGATATGCCCTGAATCAACACTTGTTAGAGCATTACCAGAAATCTTTTGTGAGTCTGTTGTTAGTAGAACCTTTCCTGATAAGTCCATAGCATTCTTAATGGAAATCATTGAGTCATTTACCCAGACCTGTGCTTCAAATCCATCTTCAACAACACCACGACCTAATCCATAACCCATTTTCTCCCAAGGTAGATACTTATACTTACTATCCTTATCTTTCAAGTCTTCCTTGTAAAGCAAATACTTCTTCTTTCCTATTACAGCAACATAGAAACACATCTTCTTAAACTTATGACTGTTAGCGTCTACATCTTCTAGCTTTGGGTCAAAAGACTCTGGGAACTCTCCTGTTATTTCCTTTACTTCTATGTCTTGTGGCTTATTCTTTGATACTTTTGCGTGATGCTCTATCACCTCGTCAATATCATCATAACCATTCCAAACATCACTTCTCTTAATAAGCTCTGATGGTTTCATGTAATGAGTTTCTATAAGAGTTCCGTCTTCAATATCATTAGGGTCAAAATCTACATTCACCCAATCAACTACCTCAATCTCCATTCCATCACCATCATCATACTTCTTAACAAGAACACCACCATATCTAGGTCGTACTGTTCCCATTTCATTAAGAGTTTCTGAGAAGTTAATCTCTTTCAAGAACTTATAAAGCTCATGATTGATAATCATGGCTTGAACAGAGTATTTTAGTGAGTCGGCTTCGTATCTTATGTCTTTGAGGTCTAAGTCTGTTGCTGTCTTAGCTGTTGTGACCCTAAAATTACAGATATTATAAAAAGGTTTTTCTCTCTCTAGCTCATCTTTGTTGCCAGATATGAATTTACTGTTGGTATAAAACTCAACAGTTCTGATAATTTCTTTTGGGTTTCTAATAAGTCCGTCTACTCTTTGGATTGGTTCAGCATATTTATCTGTTAAATCATCTAATAGAGTTAATATTTTATAATTCATAAGGTAATTATACCTTTACAAATTGGTCGGTTTACCTTGAATAGTTTATTCCTTTCTTCCGTTGAGCTTCCATCATCATATATTTCTCTACTTCTGATAACCCAACTTCAATATTTAATGTAGACATAGCGTATCTTAAAGCGTCCATAGAGTGGTCAAATCCTCCTTCTGGTGTGTTGATAATCTTATCATCCTTATCTGTCTTCCATAGGTATCGCATATACTCGTTTATTATATTAGTTGACCTCCTCGTCACTGATATTCTTTGGTCTTGAACTATTTGTATTCCATGATTAACACTGTCTTTACCCTTTGCTACTGGCTGAATGTTTACTCCATACATCATAATCTCATCAATACTCTTTGGCTCAGCACTGTCAGCAACAACAAGAGCTTGATCTAGGTTGATTAAAATATCTGCTATTTGTTTATTACTTAATCGTTTTTGATAAGTTATCTCATCTAATATGAACCCACCATTATATTTATATACAGCAACAATAGCTGTTGGGTCATTAGTATAGCCAAAGTCTAATCCATATCGTTCAAGTCTAGCTTCGTGTGGCAACTCATCTATAATAGCCCAGTCTTTGTATATCTTCTTTTCTATTGAGTGTGGTTCTCCTAACCACTTATGTTGAAATAGTCCGGGTCTATTTACTCTATCATCTTCTATCTCCTTTAATATAACATCTGGCATCATATTGTATTTAATCGCTATGTCGTAGTTAGCATTTATTATCAAAGTATTTGGTCTTCCCTCTAACACAAGTCGTTTATGAACCGGGTCATCTTCCATAAGTCTGTTGTATGTATATATAATCTGTGAGCCGTCCTTTCTAACCGTTGGTGTAAGTGTTTCTAAACTATTCTTTGAAACAGTTTGAGCTTCTTCTACCCAAGCAATATCAATACCCTCAGTTGATTTAACGTTCTGTTCATTATGATGTAGTCCTTTGAATAGGAAGTCAGAACCATTCACCTTATTGATTATCGATTTATCTGTTACAACAAAGTCAGACAATTCATATTGTTTAATTAGATCAGATAATAACTGGTGTGAACTATCTCCTATTGAGTTTTGAAACTCTCTGAAGCAAGCAACTCTTATTTTAGATTGCCTTGCTCTTATAAGTAATACTCTAGCAACAGTGTGAGATTTAAGGGAATATCTGCCACCATAAACAGCAGCCTCTCTCCAATCACTATCAAATAATCTTTT